GCAATGGGGGCAGATGAGGTCGACTTCCCGGTATGGGAGGGCCGATTGAAGACCCCGGTCGTCGTAGTAAATGGGTGCGTCGTCTTGCATGAACTCGCGGAGCGTCATAAAGCCCCCTTATTTCAGGTAGATCCGAAGCCCTAGGCCCACTTCTGAGCCTTCCGAGTACTGTTTGTTGTTGTTGATGCCTGTGCTGGATCCGAAGGCGTGAACGGTGACGGTGTTGGTCATGGGAACGCGGATATCGAGCAGCCCTTTCACGAATCCGCCATCGGTTTGGGGGAGTCCCAAGGCATTGTCTTTAACGACTCCGGCGATCTTGCCTGAAGAGATGTCCAGGCCGATAGACGGGTATTGATCTGGGTTTTCTTTGGTGCTCCAGGCAAAGGCGCTAGAAGCGCACAGAATGAGTGCAAACGGTAGATATTTCATGCTAGTTGCCCTCCTTTAAGAGCGATAAGAGCTGCGAGAGTCCGAAAGAGCCGCCGATACGGTCTTGCCCGTTAGCGTCGATGAAGTGGCTGAGGATGGTCCATTGACGAGGATCAGCGTCCTCGATGAAGTCCCATTTGCCGTCGTAGCGAAGCTTTAAGGTCTTGGTCATGGTCTTGTCCTCCCACACCGAGTGTACATGACATGCCATGCCATGTCAAGGGGGTAGTGACAGAAGGGGACTAAAGGGGAAGGGGGTTAGGAAGGGCGCGGGGAGTGGGGTACGACGAGGGGGTGGGGGGTGACTTGACAATAGTTAAGATTCTGGATACATAGCGTAACCGGAAGGGTAAACGAGAGCATAAGGGTATGCTCATTTCGCGCAGAGTAGAGGTCTGAGGGCGAAGACGGACAGCAACCCCGGCATGGTGGACAGAGTACTACGATCTGCACCTGTGTGCCCGGGAACGAGGATGCTCGTAAAGGTCCATCCCACCATAGAGAAGGTAAAGAGGTCTTCTTGAGCCTGGCCACATTAAGCAGGGGTGTGGAGATCTCTTATACTCTCTTACCATAGAGGGAAAGGGTGTTTTGTCCGTATCATAAATTCTCTATTGTTAAACGTTGGACTGAGAACGGTAAACTGTATGTCATCCAACGTTGTAGGAACTGTGACAAGTGGAGACGACGGACAATTGATATCACCATCGATGATAAGGTCACTCCAGTGGTGACTACACATAATATTATCGACGATGATCATGCGTAAGGTATCACCATATGGTGTTATCTATGCTCTGCCAAGACATAGATCTTGCGCATGACACCTAACTAATGCAAAACGCATCGTCTTATCAACGTTCGGTTCCCGAACTGTGATTTGACAGCGCGTCTGCATGAGTGCTAACATAATCACCCACCTAAAACGTATCTAGAAATCAACCTTTCAATCCTGATCACATGGTGATAACGTTGATTATCTTTCATTATCTCCAGGCCCAACGGCGACAGCCGGACGGGCCGAGAGTGAAAGCCAATCGTATTCGGCTTTAGATGATGATTATTATTTAGCCTCCTCCAGAAACTTTTTTTTCACTGAGAGTTTTTTTGATTTGGGCAGAGCAAATGAACGAGGAACCGAGGGGGTAATATGGCTGAGGACAAGTTGAAGGCGAACGAGGAGTTAGAGAAGGCGGCGGCGGCGTATCAGGGGCAGGATTTGCACCCGATTGTGTCGCGGATTCAGCACAAGTTTGGGTTGTTGAATGTGTTACGGAATCAGCGGAACGAGAAGATAGTGAAGGCGGAGAAGGCGACGAACCTGGAAGACCTGTAATGGCGTGGAGGATGCGAAAGGATGCGGCGCGTGAGACGCTGGAGGAAGAGGCGTCTTTATGGTTGCTCTTGGTATTACCCCTACTGTGCATCGCGGTAGGGTTTATTTTTGTGAAGTCGGTGGTAGAGGTGGCGTGGAAGAGACTAAGCGCGTAAAGTGCAAGAACTGCAACAAGCCGTACGACGGAGAGATCAAGTATTACGTCCGTAAAGATGGGCGAAAGGTGTACCGGGTGTACCCGTACTGCTCGCCGTTTTGTTATCGGGAGTGGTACCACAAGACAGTAAACACATAATTTGCGGGTTCCGGGTCATTCCCGGTTTAGGGTCCTAGACCCACCGTTTTCCCAGACTAGGCTGGATCTTCCTCGGGTACTAGCGGACCCCGGAAGACCAGCCCTTTTTTATGCCCCTAGAGCTAAAAACCATAGACGTCGGACATTACGAGATGACGCAGGCCGAACTCCAGGCCGTGATGGACGTCTGCGCCTCAGAACAGTTGTCCCCGGGACCGTATGTCGCGGAGTTTGAAGACCGCTTCTCTGCAAGACATGGGGCCGAATACGGCGTCATGGTCAATTCAGGCACAGATGCCCTCAGGATCGCGCTACACGCGCTGAAGATCGCGCACGGGTGGAAAGACGGGGACGCGGTCATTGTGCCTTCTGTGACCTTTGTAGCCACTATAAACGTGGTTCTACAGCTGAATCTCAAGCCCATCCTGGTCGACATAGACCCGAAAGACTACGGGATATGTCCTCCCATCCTGGATAGCGTCCTTTTACTCAAGCGCCCTGAACCTGTCAGGGCCATCATCGTCGCGAACTTGTTCGGACAACCCGCCACTTTAGACAAAATCTGCGAAATCGCTAAAAAGTACGACTTGAAGGTGATCGAAGACTCCTGCGAGACCATGGGCGTCAACTACGGAGACCGCCCTGTTGGCTCCTGGGGTGATATCGGCTGCTTCTCGTTCTATATGGCCCACCTCATGACCACCGGAGTCGGAGGCATGGCTATCACAAGCAATCCCGACTACGAAGACCTGATGCGCTCCCTCGCCAACCATGGCCGCGATCCCTATTACATCCCCGGTAGAAATACGCCAGAATTGTCAAAAGAATTGATAATGAGTCGTTTTCGATTTCTCTACCAGGGCTACTCCTGTAGGGCAACGGAGTTTGAAGCGGCGATCGGTCTGTGTCAGCTCGAAAACCTAAATAAGATGATCGCGAAACGACAGAAGGTCGCCGCCTCCCTCCTAGAACGCCTTGCAGGACTTCCGCTTGCTCTCCCACTCGTTCAACCGAACCGCCAACACGCCTACATGATGTTCCCAGTCGTCCTTCCGTATAACTCCAGGTTCGACAAATGGGACCTCTGTTTGCACCTGGAGAGAAACGGGATCAAAACCCGGGACATGCTCCCCATCATCAATCAGCCCTGCTACAAAGGCGTCCTAGAACTTGAAACCCAAGGAGACCCCTATCCAGGAGCCAAATGGATCGATGCCAAAGGCTTCTACATCGGGTGCCATCCCGGTATCGAAAAATCAGATGTGGAATGGATCGGTCGGACTTTTGAATCGTTTTTTAGTTGGAGGTCTTGACAATATTTAACATTCCGGTTACGCTTTCTATAGTTTAGCCAATCTACTTCGGGGACGCGGAGCAACCATTTTGGGTTGTTTCGGGTCCCTGTTTTTATTGGATTTGCTTCCTTCCCCGAAGCGACCGGGCGAGCCTTGTGCTCGCACCGTTTTATGAGATCCCAGCGAGAGAAAAAGACTCTCGTGAATGAGCTAAACGACAAGTCCCGCCGAGTAGCAAGGATCGGTAATCGTGTATTTGTTCCTCTGAAGTTCGACGACGAAGGCAATCCACTCACCAACGAAACATTCGATCCCTCTAAACACCTTAAAGCCCTTTCACTCAACGACCTCGCCTTTCTAAAAGCTTGGCGTGCTTCTGGATGGGATGACAAGAAAGCCTGCGAAGTCACGCACATCGAACCCGAAAGCGCCAAACGACTCATCCGACGACTCAAACCATTTAAAGACGAAGAAGCCCGCGTAAAAGCTCTCGCCGACATTCCAACCCCTACATGGATTTCCGCTAAACACGTTGAAAATGTTTCCGAAGGATCGCTCGACGATTCCCAACGCGACTCTCTGAAAGAACTAGCCAAGATCACCGGAGCCTATAAGCCTTTACAGCAAACCGTCACGCACAACGTCTTTACGATGTCTTTGCCTGAAAATCTAGAAAGCGAGTTTAAAGCCTTAGCCGATAAAGCGCTTGAATCCGAGATCGTCCATGAGTAACGACTGGTTACTCGCTAAAGCCTCGCTGAAATACTTCACCGTCAAGAAGTTGGGCTTAAAGTGGCCTTCCCATTACGACGAGTGGGAAAAGATGATGGAAAAGCCCCGGGGGCTGTTTGAAGCGCCTCGCGGAAGTTGGAAGACCTACTTTTTCTCCCTTGCCTACCCCTTGTGGAGAATCCTTCGGGGTAAGACGGAAGTCCTCCTTGTGTCTGACTCCGAAGGGCAATCTGAAAAGAATCTCAGACTTATTCGCGAAACGATTGACTCCAGAGAAGAGCTAGCCCCCATGCGCCCTTCGACGAAAGAACTCTGGGGCGTCAATCAGATCTCATTCCCGAATCAGTCTCTTGTGGGCGTCATGGGATTTGGAACTAGTAAACGCGGAACGCACCCCGACCTCATCATCAACGACGACATTGAAGGCGAGAACAACAAAATGAGCCGGGAAGATAAAAACCGGATGTACTTTGGCGTGATCTCCGGGATGTGTCTTCCGCAGACCAAGATGGTGACGGTTGGAACTCCTAACGAGTTCGGAGACATCCTTCACCAACTCACAAACAACGAAGTCTATGCCAAGTGGCGCAGGCCGTCCGAAGTAGGCGGGGTCAATCAATACAAAGACATTTGGTCGGATGAATGGTTGGCCTTCCGTAAAGCAGAGATGGGATCAATTAACTACGCCCGCGAAATGCTTCTGGAACGTATCGATCCCTCTACCCAGCCCTTTAAATCACAGTTCGTCACTTACTACGAAGAAATCCCTCCCCGCATCTCATACACCGCGACCGTTTGTGATCCGGCTTACACGGAAGGCGACGGCGACTATACCGCGATCATGACGGTCAAGTTCACGCACGGGAATCATGCCTATGTGTCAGAAGCTAAGCGCATTCGCAAAGAAGATCCAGGGTTGATCGTAGACGAACTTTTTAAATCCATAGCCTCCCAAAAACCAGACGCCGTAGGTCTTCCACGCAAGAAAGGAGAAGCGGTTTCTTATTCGTTCAAAGAGCGCCGAATCCGTGAAAGCCGTTGGGATTTCAAATATGTCGAACTCCCCGAAACCAAGGGGAAAGCCCACAAGACGCGCATCGGCGGTCTTGTACCTAGGTGGGAATCACGTTCCATCCACTTGCATCGATCCATGAAAGATTTAGTCGAAGAGTTTCATCAATTCAGACTCGACGACACGCATAAGAACGACGACATGCTGGACGCTCTCGCGCACTGCTTTAACCCCGACATGGCGCAACCGGGCGGATACAAGCGCCACGTTCCGACGCGGGTCGACAGAGTGGGTCATCCTCTTTACCGCGTTGGGCAGGGGACTTTTATAGACGGTAAAGATGTCATGGAACCTCTTTGGCAGAAATTGGATCGTCGCGTCGGGGATGCGGCTTGAAGACATTTCGACAGGAATACAAACGAGAGACGGTTGCTTTCACGCCTCCGGTAGTCGTCGAAAAGCCCAAGAGTGTTTTTCAGTTTAAGTGCCTTTCATGCATGGGAGAAGCGGAGTTGATGTTTGAAGGAAGCTCCTATTGCCAGAAGTGCCTGAAAGAAAAGATGCGCGTCGGAATTTAGGAGGAAGCTATGCCAGACAATCGCCCTAATCTGCAAGTGAAACAACCCACGATCCAGGGATATGGACCGGATGATCAAAATGGATGGCCAAATCCGCTCACGGACCCCTCTAGCCCGCTTAAAGTCGCTGTGACGAATGGCTCTAACGGTTCGCAGCGTAATTTTGATCCCGTCGCTACGCAAGGACAGGATCAACTGTCGCTTGCAGAAGGGCATTCCAAATTGTCTCTACCGGGAGATGTTTGGGGACACGAAAAAGCGCCTACTGGTTTGTCGGTATCGGCAAACACCTCGGAACCATTTCAAACCAGCGCCAATATTCGCGGCGAGATTTCTTCGCCGGAATCAGCCTAACAAGGAGATCAACATGGACGACACATTTAAGACGTCGCAGCAAGCTGCAGGAGAACATAGCGACCCCGGAGGAAAAAATGACGGCGAAAAAGGCGGATCGTTCCCGTACGGAACGGAAGATCAACCCTCGGGAGTTTCGGTCTCACGCACCGGAGAAGAGCAACTTCAAACCAGCCAGCAAATCCGTGGAGAGCACAAAAAGTTCGATACGACCTGCTGCTAAGGAGGAAATACAAGATGGCCAAAGCGAAAAAGCCAAAAGGAAAGAAATGCTAAAGGCGTCAGCAAAGAAGTTAATCAAAAAAGAACCCAAAGCACCCGCGCCGCAAATCGTTGAGGAAAAGGCTTCCGCTCCGGAATTCTCTAATCTCACCTTGAATTGTGAATGCGGGAAAGAGGCATTCCCGGGAAGTCATCAATGCTGGGAATGCTCACACAGGGCCTAAATGAATACCTCAACGAATATCGTCGCAGCGCCGTCACCTCTAGCGAGTTCTAAGGACGGAAATCCTTTAGTCGCTCAGCGTAAGCAAGAACTCTTGTCTTACGTTCAGAACTTCTACCGGAAGTCCTGGGACTGGAGGTCTCAGCGCATGCACGACCGTTGGGATCGGTGTGATCGAAACTTCCACGGGATTTACGATCCTCAGCGCTTAGCGCAAAAGGAACCGTGGCAGTCGACGATGTTCATTGATATCACGTTTCAAAACGTAGAAATCATCGTTTCTCAAATCTTTAAAACGATGATGGCTCCGACGCCTCCTATCCAAACGGAAGCGGGTCCCGCAGGGGACGAATTACAAGCTCGCCTGATTCAAGACATCGTGGACTACGAGCTTCTCAAATCGAAGTTCAAGATCGCTTTCTACGACGCTCTTAAAGAGGCGGTGAAGTATGGATCTGGATTCGTAAAGCTCTACTGGGAAAAAGAAGAGGACATGCGCTTACGACGTTTGCCGGTCATGCAGACGGCAGATCAAGTGATCCAATCGGCCCCGCAGGAATCACTGATGGGCCAGGCTCCCATGCCGCAACCGGAGATCACTGGTTTTGAGATGCAACCCGCGACGGTTCTTTTAAAGAATCAGCTTTGCGCGAAGTATGTCCATATTCGAGACATCTTCCCCGATCCGAATACGACAAGTTGGAAGTGCGGAATCCATCGCGACAAGATCACCTATGGAGAAATCCTAGAGCACATTCAGAAAGGCGAATTTCTAGACGTCCGCGATCAATTGCAGGACATTACGGAAGGCGAGAAGTTCGAGATTGATACCGCTGACATTAAGCAGGAACGCGGTTATTACGAAATCCACCGGGAAAAACCTCGTAACGAAAAGAAACACACGATTTGGGAACTAACGAACCGAATCCCGATGAAATGGATTCAGTTCGATCTTCCGGAAGGCGATGAAGCGGAACGCTTAGTGCCGGCGAAGGTCATGGTGGCTTCCGGCGTCGCCCTTCTTTCGTCTGAGATCAACGCGCAATTTGATGGCGAATGGTCGGTGCTTAAGATCGACTATATCCGAACGGGAGAGACCTACGGAAAGGGCATCCCGGAAATCCTTTTTGACGATCAAGACGAGATCAACGAGTCGGGAAATCTCGGTATCGACAACATGAACTTGATCATCAATAAAACCGTGGTCGTTTTAGAAGACGCCATGGCCAACCCCGATCAGGACCTTGTTTCCAAACCGGGAGCCAAGATTCGTCTTCGCGGGAATGTCGATGACGTTCGGAAAGCGGTGATGCCTTTTGAGTTTCCAGACTTGGCACGCTCTTTCTTTGAGCATCGGTTCAATATTGAGCGCATGGTGCAAGAAAAGACCGGAGCGAACCGCGTCACCTTAGGTTCCTCTGGGATTGTGAAGGATTCCAACCAGACGCTCGGTGGGATGGAAATGCTCAAGCAGATGTTCAATGAACGCGTCGCGGCCTACGGAATGGTCATGGAGAGCGATTTCCTTCTGCAAGTGGCCGAGCGTATTTACGGGCTTATTTATCAGAATTTAAGTTCGGAAGATTTAAAGCCTATTCTTGGAGAGGAACCTGTCCAAATCGGGACAGTCCCTGCGCCTCCTCCGCCTCCAGCGCCTCCTGGGCTTCCTCCTTTACCACAAGCGCCTCCGCAACCGTTGATGGTTCCGCGTTATAAGGCCTTTGCGTTTCCTCCTCCTGAAGTGGTGGCTAATTCTTATCGCTTTAAGCCGATGGGTATTTTCAGCCTTGAGAACAAGGTCATAAAGTCCGCTCAGTTTATGGATTGGACAAAGACTTTTGCTCCAGTCATCGATATGGCCGAAGCGGCTAAGTATGCCGCCGAGATTATGGGGACAAGCGAAAAGGTAGACAAACTGGTGAGACCGATGCCGATGCTTCCTCCAGGTCCCGGAATGGCTCCGCCTCCAGAAGCTCCTGGACTTAAAGGTGGTCCGAACGGCAATCAACCATCGTTCTTACCGCCCGAGGCCCGGAATCCCATCCGCAGGCAGCCGGTGGTCCCATGAACATCCTTAAGTCGATCCAAGAATTCTTTGAGCCCAAGAATTTCAACGACATGGACGTTCTAGCGGTCGGAGAGGCTTTAAACGATTTAGCGACGAGAACGCTGTGGATCAATATGTGCCTGGAAGACATTAAGCGAATCAATCGCGAGATTGATAAACGAGTTTTAAAAGCACAACCCGATTCCATTACCGATTTGTGTGCAAAAAGGCGGGCGTATCAAGAGATTCTAGAGTCCGCCATTAGCGCACGAAGAAACATCGTACAAGGCATACGCCACAATCCGCGCCCGGCGACGATTGTCGATCTGGACCGCGTGACGGCGTAAACGACTCACAATCCCTTAGGGACGAGTCAAGGAGACAAAATGGAAGTCATACCCGGAAACGTCATAGTTGAACCCGCAGGAAATCGTGCAGCCCCGCAATCACAACCCGTAGAAGCTTTGGCGAATTTAGATGCGCCGCTTGATGACAACCAAGTTCGACAGGCGATTGCACAGGCAGAAGCGAATAACCAGGACCCTCACACGATCACGTTAGACGATCTTGCGAAGGTATCCCAGGCCCCTGCTACGGTTCCCGTACCGGAGAAGTTTCAAAAAACCGATGGAACAGCAGACGTAGAGAAAATACAGGCCGCAACCAAGCAACTTGATGAGGGAATTCAGAAGAAAGAGACAGCGATTAAAACGGTTGATGACTATATGCGGGAGTATAACGAGCGCCAAAAGAAGTTCAGCTCGATGCCTAACGCCGAAAAGACCTTAGCGCAGATTCCGCAGGCTCCCGTTCAGGAAGTGCCACTCGCTCCGGTCAACCAGGACTTTGAATCGATTGTAAGGCGAGACTATGCCGCAGACCCTCTTGGGACTACTGCACGACTTCTTGACCTCATGATTGAAAAGAAGTTCCAGCCTCTTGCTGAACGCGAGAAGGCTGAAGCGACCAGGCAGAACCTTCAATCGCTTGCTTCTAAAGATCCCAGAATCCTTCGAGAAGACGTCTTTGCCGCCGTCAACGCCAAACTGCAAAGCGATCCCGAACTCTGGAAACTCAAAAACCCTCATAAAGCCGCTTGGTTGGAGGTCAAGGAAGAGATGCGTCTAGGGGAGTCTTCACCGGCTCAGACACAACCTAGCAGACCGTCACCCGTTTTGGGTGGGGGAACACCACCTTCCGTTCCGTCGTCATCGGCTCCAAATCCAGCGAACGTTGATTTCAATTCTTTAGACCTCCGAGACAAGAAGCAAGAAGCTCTGGGCGATGAAGCGATTCGACGTCTCTTGATGCAAAGCCGAGGGTAGTACCGTCTGTTTAAAAATTATGTGTCGCAAGGGAGTTAGATGCACCCCGTAACAGGGTTAGGTCTAACTCAATAAAATGGCTGATACAAACACCACTACCACCACAAATAACAACATGATGCAGTCGTGGTTCTCGCGCAAGATGCTCGTGCGCTTGGAACCGCAGGTCAAGTTGGCTGAATTCGCACAACGTGACGAGCTTCCGCTCCGAACGGGTACCACGGCTACCTGGAACGGATGGAGAACCCTAGGCGCTGCGTCTTCGACGCTTGCTGAAGGAACCATCAACTCACTCGCGGCTCTTTCCTCGCGCCGAGTGACCGCCACCATCGCCGGATACGGACGTGGCCATAAGCTCACTGATTTATTTCAGATGACAGCGATATTTGACGCTGTTAATGGAGCCATGGACGTGTTAAGTGATTCTGCTGCTAAAACTGTAGAGCGCATCTGCCAGACGGGTATTTACAAAGCGACCTATGCCAGCAACTTGTCGACCACGGGTATTTTGTCTTCCCTTATGTCGTCTTTGGCTTCTGGTATGTCCCTTGTGACGACTCCGGCCAATAACAACTCCAACAACTTGTTCCAATTCCCAGCGGTATTTGCGCCCTCCACTGGTCGCTTGTCCGCCGTGAGTAAAACAGCGCCTAGCCTTTCGGCTCAGGTGTCTGTGAACTCGTTGCGCCGCACGCTCCAGAAGCTCCGCAACCAGAACGCTCGCCCGATGGCCGATGGTCTTTTCGTCGGTTATACGCACCCGAACGCTCTGCATGGTCTTCGCCGTGATCCGACTTGGATCAACTGGAACCAGTACCAGAACTCGAAAGAAACCATGTACCGGGGTGAAACGGGCCAAGTGGAAGGCATCCGGTTCGTTACTTCGACCGAAGCGCCTCGCTACGCGGTCACGGCTCACTCGGTCAACATGGTGTTTATCTTCGGACAACAGGCTTACGGTTTGACCACGCTGAACGGTCAAGTCGAAATGCTTATTAGCCGAGGACCGGACAAGTCTGATCCTTTCAACCAGTTCACCGATGTGGCCTACAAGGTCTATGCGGCTGCTGCTTGCTTGAATCCGTCTGCTGGTCGAATCCTATTCGCTCACGAAATCATCGCTTGATGAATTCGTAGGAATCTGTGTTTCACACTTGCCCCTCTGAAAAGGGGGGCGGTGTGTGGAACATAAATAACAAAGTGAAAAAAATAAGCGTTATCACTCCGGTTTTAAACGAGTGTCCCTGGATTGGCTTTAGCGTCATGGCGGCGGACCCTTTTGTTCACGAGTTTGTCTACGTTTTGGATGAAAAGTCAGACGATGGTACCAGAGAGCTTTTACACCACCTGAAATCAAAGTATTTAAAGGAAAAGATCAAGATTTTTGAGCATCCCACGTTTCATCCGCACAACCAGAAGGCCTATAACGGTGCATTTAATCGCGCTATCGCTGAAATGACGGGAGACGTCGCTATGTTTCTTCATCCTGACATGGTGATCACGGAAGGGCCTAAGAACGGCATCCCAGAAGACGCTCTAGCGTGGTGGGTGGAGATGAAAAGCTACGCCGGGGATCTAAAAACTCTGATTTCTAAAGGACGATGCGGACAATGGAAAAACCTCCACGCAAAAACGCTCGGACTCCACTATTTCGGTGGTTATGGGTCTCAGAACGAGGACTTTTATCACTCGGCTATAACGGGGACAAGCTACAAGCACTATGGAACGGAGTTCTCGAAATACCCTTTCAAGGTGATGGCCGCTGGAATTAAGGTCAATCACTACTGCGAAGCCAAAAACTACAAGAGGCGACTAGAAAAGATGCAACTTTGCCTCCGAACACTCTATCCGGATGCAACGGAAGCGCTCATAGAGGATTTAGCCGTCCAACATCCCCGTGTAAGTCTTCAAGATTCGTCTCTGCAGTTCGGGAAATTTGAATTTAAGCCATCTGAAGACGATATTCCCCCTGTTTTTGAGAAATACGGCGCGGAGTTCAACGCCTTTATAAAGGAGCCTGTGAGTGCCTAAGAAGCCAATCGTCTCGTTTGTTGTTCCGGTCTACAAGAAGCCTCCAGAGGTCTTTCGGCGATGTTTGAAGAGTCTCTTTGATAGCTCGTTAAAAGAGATCGAGGTCATTCTTGTGTTTGACGGGCCAAATGAGGAGCTTGAGGCAGTCGCAAAAGAGTTTAAAGAAGCAAAAGTCCACGTTCAGCCTCATTCTGGTGCACCTTCTGCGAGAAATTTAGGTATGGGATATGCCCATGGAGAATTCCTGTGGTTTTGGGACGCGGACTGTTACATCAAACCAGATCATGCTAAGCGTATGGTCGAAGAGTTCCGTGCAGTGCCGGACGCTGATTTCGTGTACTCGGCCTGCGAGATGGGAGAAGGCGGCGGTGAATCCCACGTAGAACCTTTTGACGCCTACAGCCTTCAGTCCGGAAATTACATCACATCAATGGCTCCTGTAAGGCGTTCTAAGGCCCCTAGGTGGGATGAAACTCTGGAAGCAGCCCAAGACTGGGACTACTGGTTAACGGCCACGGAACTCGGTTTGAAAGGGGTCATGGTCGAAGGTGCTGGGTTCATCACTGATACCTACGACTCGGGACTTTCATCGGTGAAGTGGAGCAATGAGAACCGGGATAACACGATTTTCACCGTTCGCCATAAGCATGGGATTCCGGACCGTGAAATAGGGGTCTACTCCATGAATTACAGGGCGATGGGGATTAAGCTTGCCCGAATTCTTAACGCGGACGTGATTAAGCCAACCGGACCCACTCCGACCGTCTACAAGATGATCATTAACCTGGGATACAGCCCTATGAGTCGGTTTGAGCGCTTTAAAGATGATTTGGTGAAAATTCAGTATTGGCTACCTGGAGAAGTGGAAGGAATTAGGGCTCCAGATGCTAAGTATCAGACCGTTTTAGAGACCGTTCGGATCGCTAAGCAGGTCATCAACTACTGCGGAACACAGTACGAAGCGAATCGTCTAGCAGAGATCGGTATTAAGGCAGAAGTGATGCCTTTGCCACTAGAAGAGGGAGACGCTGATAAGGTCGCCAAGGATCTCCCAGAGAAGTTCAAGATCCTGCTTGCCACGGATAAGTCCTATGGCGAACTCCTGAAGGACATCCACAAAGATCTACCGCATATTGAATTTCTCTACAACGCCGCAAAAGTAGCTGATTTCTCCTGCTACATGGCTTTCTACCAGTTTGCGGCACTCGATACCGCGATGCTGACCGCACACGTAAACGGTCGAAACGTGATTTCAAACGTGCAGGCTCCTTACTGTGGGTTTGTAGATCCGGATCAAAGCTGGGAGAAGTTCAAGAAGGATCTTTTCGACAAGATCGCAGAGGTTTCAAAACTCCCATTTAACGCTGAGGCTCAAGAGTATTACTTGAAAGAAGCCCATCCTGCGAAGTTCAGAGAGGCCATACAGGGACTTCTTAAGAAAGAGTTGGTGCTCGTATGATTCGCGCTTCTTTCGTCATTCCGGCGTACAACGCTGATCGGTGGATCTCAAACACGATTTGGTCCTGTCGAAACCAGATCATTAAACAGATCGAAATAATCGTCGTAAACGATGGTTCTACGGACCAGACGGGGCCAATCCTTGATTGGCATGCCAAAGAGGATAAAAGGGTTCGGGTATTCCACCAAGAGAATAAAGGACGCTCTGCGGCTCGAAACTTCGGTAACGATCAGGCGCAGTCGGACCTTATTCTCGTGCTTGATTCAGACGATCTAGCGACTCGAAACCGTGTCAAAGACACTATTGCAGCATTTGAACTAAAGAAGCCTGATTTCGCTTTTGGATCGTTTTTTAGCATCGACTCTATGGGGACGACGAGAGGAAAGATCGTTTCAGTGCCTTTTGATCCGGAGCAATCAAAGCAAAAGAAGCTCAATTTCATCTGCCACTCCACCGTCGCCTATACCAAGAAGCTATCAGAGACGATTCGCTACGAAGATGGTGTCTATAGCCAACTTGGTCTAGATGACTGGAAGTTCCAATGGGAAGTTCATAAGGCCGGATTCAAGATTCACAACATCAAAAATCCATTGTGCTACTACCGCACGACTGAAAGCGGGACTATGAGCACGAGAAACCAGAAAGAAGTCGACGAGGCTAAGGAGAAATACTTTGCCAGCCTCTAAGTTCAGAGTCGCCTTTATCCCTGCCTCAGTAGACGGTGTGAACTACTACCGGATGGCGACTTGGGCTTTTGAGATGAGGAAATACAAGAACACTATTGTCGACTTGGCTTGGTTTCGCTACGAGTCACCGAATCCCGGCGTCTTGCATACGTGGCAGGAAGACATTAACAACCCTATACCGTCTTTGGATGCGTTAGGGCTTACGGTAGGCCAGTACGTTCGTAAGGCGATAGATCACTTTTGCGAAGAGGCTGATATTGTGGTATGGCACCCCATGTATTACGCCGAGTCTCTAGATCTATTCCTAGAGATGCAGCATAAGCACCAAAAGCCTTTTCTCGTCGAAGTGGATGACAACTACGTCGATGTCCCTGCCTGGAACGAAGCCTTTCACGGGTTTAAGAACGGATCGCCATTTAGACGGATCGCCCTAGACACCATGCGTAATGCGGACGCTTTGATGGTCACAACTCCGCATCTTGCCGAGACCTATGCGTCCATTAACGACAACATCTATTTAATTGAAAACTCTCTGGATTTCAGAGGAGATAGAAAATTCGTTGGGTGGGATCAGGTGTCAGTCAGAAAACATAAAGGGACCCGTATCGGTTGGATCGGGGGGAGAAGCCACTTTAACGACCTGATGATGGTGGCTCCGGAGCTTAGAAAGGTTCTAGAACGCCATAAAGATGTGACGCTTTGCCTCGTGAACTCTGCCCTTAAGCCTTCCTGCAATGAGCTAAAGATCCCGTACCCGTTTGAAGGCTTACGGAACGTCCACTACGCGGATCGTTCAGTCGCCATCAACCGATATGCGGCTTTTGCGGCTTCTTTCGGTTTTGACATTGGAATAGCGCCGCTTGTCGACTGCAACTTTAACCGCTCTAAATCGAATCTCCGATGGCTTGAGTATTCGGCGATGAAAATACCAACAGTCGCCTCCAATGTGGGTCATTTCAAGCAGACTCTTCGACCTTATCAGGACGCCATTTTGATGGATAGCGCAGAAGGATGGGCTTCTGTGTTAGAGCAGCTTATTTCAGACAAAACAAGGCGGGAACAGCTTGGGAAAGACGCTTACAAGCGCGTTAAACGCGATTTCAACGTGGAGCGCAACGCTCCTAAGTATTTACGGCTTTTGAAGGAATTATCGGGGAGATCGGTAGCTTCGGTCCCTGAATTAGAGGCGGTAGCCATATGATTTTATCGGAATTGCAGGATCTTGTCGGCAGTCTGTGCAGCGATCAGGCGCATGACCGCTATAGCCTATCGGATATCAATACAGAGTTAGATAACACCCAAAATCAGTGGAACGAAGAGCTAAAGCTCATCAAGGAAACGACCACGATCACGGTTGTTGATGGGACTAGACAATACCTTTTAACGCTCATTACGGGAACGCCGATTGCTTTCGGGCGTGTCACTCATAAGGGCATAGACCTCAAAAAGCGCAGCAAACAGTATTTTGACCTCTATGGCAACGACTGGACTCAGGATTTAGGGACTCCGGTTGAATTCTGCATAGAAGCGACTGATCCGACCAATCTCTATTTAACGCTTCATCCAACGCCACAGGCCAACGACGCCGGAGCCTATTTAGTTGTTGAATCGATTATCGGGCATACGCCCATGTCAGCTTCTACGGATGTTCCTTTCTTGCTCGGGACGTCTTCTAACTACCTTTTACGTCCTTACGACCATTATCTCGCCTATTCGGTGGCGGCTCGCCTTCTAGCCCGAGATCCAAGCAATACGAACCAAGCCAAAGCACAGGAGTATCTGAAGATCTCGGCAAACGGCAAGTCCCTCTTACGGGAGGTTTTTAAGCAGCTAGAGCAAGACGAACCAGGCCGAGTCATGGGCGGACGCTACTGGAATAGTGGAAACGTCCGGCAGGTAAAGTAATTGAAACTCAAGTATTTACCTCTTCTTGCCTTACTCGCTCTGCCCTGTCGGGCTGATCAGGTCGCCTCTACTGAGTTCAAAGGCCTAAACAATAATGAGAACAGCACCATTATTGAGCCTTCCTACGCCCAGGACCTTCTTAACGTAGACGTCACGCCTGGGGGAAAGAGCGTCAAGAAACGCTCTGGATACGGTCTCTACAAGGCCTTAAGCACCTCTCAACCCATGCGTGGTGGCTATCACGCCTTCGATTCCACGGGGAACGACTATCAGATATGGGGATCGTCCAAAAGCCTGTATGGGATTGTGTCGGATGGAACCCCACTCCAACTCGTATCTTCTGCGACCTTAAATTCGACGTGGGATTGCACAGACACCCAGGGGAACAGCTACTGCGTTAATTCCAACCGAGATGTTTATCTAAAGACTGATGGAACCACGAAGACTTGGTACACGAGCCCGCTGGGGACCATGATCGAGTCTACCCCGGACCGGGTCATTGTGGCGGGAGTCTCCGGTAGTCCTAACACCCTCTACGTCTCCCAAGCGAATACCTTCACCAACTTTACGGTTGGAACCAATGCCACGGACGCCTTCACTGAAGTCATTGCCTCTCCAGGGTCGAAGCTAACCCACATCCGGTGGGGATGCGGGAAGCTCTTGTGGTGGAAAGATGCATCTTTTGGGTACTTCGATTTTGACGATCAATTCAACGCGCAAGTTAAGACCGTCTCCGACAGCATCGGGACCTTTGATAACACCTCCGCCATTGATCCAGGGGGTCAAGTCTGGTTCAGGGGCCAAGATGGACATACCTGGAAGTATGACTGCTCGGTACTCACCAAAGAGAGTATCGACATCACTCCGAATATTCAGGTCACAGGGAAGCGTGTTTCGAATCTGTGGACGCAAACAAGTCAGTCTGATTGGCAAGCCGGAGCCGTCACGTTCAACGGTCCTTCGCCTTCTCTAAGCACCACTACAGCGGCAGGAGATGTCGTTCCAAGCAGCTTTACTGCATCTGATACGACGACCACAGACTTTAGCTCTGGTACCTACATCCCGAATTCAATAGATACGACCACTGTATCTGGCGCGATAGCTCTAAGAACGTACCTAAATGACACCTTTTCTAATTTCTCTAATTGGTCGGAAACCTGCGGAACGGTATCTACGAGTGGCGGAGATGCGGATTTCACGAGCGCTAACCATGTCTTTCAGACCGCATCCATTTATAACCAGACCGGAGATATTGTTGCTCAATTTGATTTTAGAGACACCGATGCTTCCGCAAATGGTGAGGGCATTCAGTTTATGCTCTCGACAGCCACGACAGGAGGATACGTTGTAACGGTATTCGCTAAGAGCGGGAGCGGAAACTACAGCTTATTCATCTCTTCCACGGCCTCAAACAACACTTGGAACGACGGGACAAGTACTTGTAATAGTCCCGGTATAAATACTGGCGCATCAGGTCCTGTGCGGTTCATTTCGAGCACAACGGTCGCTTCCTACGATACAGCGACCCATACGATTAAGATTGTTCGAGATAATTCCACGGGAAGCACGCAGGTCTACTGGGACGGCGTACAAAAGCTCTCGGTAACCGATACCAATTTCACCACATTTCGAAACGCTTACTTCGCTGCCACGCAAGCAACTGGGCTTGGCCATTGGCATATCGATAATTTCTACCTTGTAGCGCGGAAAGGGAATTTCACCTCTCGGTTATTTGACACAGGATTCTTCACCCCCGTCTACGGTGTCCTAAACGTTACGGGTGCTGGAAGCGGTACCTATTCTTATGCCACGAGGAGCTCTAGCTCTACCACAGGTGTCTTTACCGCAGACGTTGCAGTAAGTAGCGGCGCTCAAATCTCTTCCACCTCTAATCGATACATTCTCTATTCGGCGACGATGACGTCGCCCGGAAATGTCACAAATCTCCCGCAAATCACAGATGTCTACTTTGTTAATAGCTCAACAGGCATATTTTATTCGCAGGTCCACAATTCACCGAACCTGACCGCTTGGTCAACCTTTGGGGCTAACCGAGTACTAAACGACGGGACAGAGACCTTCTACATCCGATCGTCTACGAATAATTTCTCAGTTCTATCATCCACGCCCACTTGGACTGCCCAGAGTATCGGTGGCCTCATTTCAGTCAGCACCGGAACCTACTATCAAGTGCGTGACGACTTCTCTCTCACCACTGGAACTCAAGCTCCAACCCTGAACGATTTTACGGTGAATTTCTTCGAAGGAAGTTCTTCAGATCAAGCCTACATGCTTTATTTCGACAACGCGATCTGGGAATCTGTCGCCTTTGGATCAGGGCAAGCAGTCAATAACTACATCTTTAAACGCGATCTTATTAATGATTCCTGGACGCAGTACAACTTCGGCGCAGGGGGTCTACTCGTGCAAGGAAACCGCCTGTACTTTGGCGATACTTCGACATCGAATGTCTACGTTTATGGATCTGCCATCTCCGACAACGGGACCGCAATTAATGCTTACTGGAGAACGAAGACTTTTACAGGCCAGGATCCCTTCCTTCAGAACCAGCTAACCCAAATCGACACCTTTTCTAAGAAGGATCAGGGAAGCACTCTGACTGCTTCCTATACGTTAGATACCTCGACTTCTCCAACCACTTACTCGATCAACCTTTCGAGTACGACTAATAACGTGGTGCAGAGCCGGAAGCTCCTTCCTGGCGGAAAGCTTGGATACACATTCGATCTGAAATACGAGGACACCTCGGCTTCTAGCAGTTGGGAGATCTTTGGGTACCGAATTGGATTCATTCAGTTGCCTTACCGGAGTACCCCATGAGGAAAGTGGTACTTCTTATGGTCTTAGCGTCTACCGCCTATGCAAAGGGTCCTAAATACAACTTTGACAACCCGTTGCTTGTCGATGAACTAGTAAACGTTTACCACGACATAGAAGCGGTTCCAAATGGGATCTATAAGTCGTCGTCTATGACGTTGCAGGGGATTACGGTTAGTTCGATCACCGTTAACTCTAAGGCAACTATCAAAGGGACCTCAACAAATGACGATGCTCCGGCGGGATACATCGGGGAATACCTTTCCTCTGTCGTTGGGCCAGTATCAGCAGCAACCTCCGGAAACTTTGTTGCAGCGACCTCGCTCGCTTTGACGCCTGGAGACTGGGACGTCTCATTAAACGCTCAGGTAGATCCGAATGGTGGAACTACGACGGACTGGAGAACAGGCATTTCGACTGTTCTCGGGACGAGCCTTGTTCAAGGCGATAACTATGCGATTGAACAAAAAACAATTACTGCTTTATCGCAACTAACAATCTCCAATTACAGGATATCAACCAACACAAACGTTACTTATTTAGCGAATTTCTACGCGGTCTATACCGTTGCAACGCCGCGTATATATTGCCGATTTTCGGCCAGACGAGTTCGTTAGGAGGGCTTTCACGTGACACCACAGGAATATAGAGACTTTTGGGGCGGTAGCAATACGGACGACTTTGCCAACAGCAAAGCCGCCGTCTATGACAATTTCGTTCAGATCTTTGGGAGACCCCCTACTCGCGATGAGGCCAATCAGTTCTTGCCTCTCTATGGCGGAGATCCACACCAACCGGATGTCGCTACTGGCAATTCTGCTCTTTCGCAGTATAAGACCCAGCAAGATAACACCCCAGATAAGGTCTATGCCAGACAGCAGCAGGAATACCAGCAGAAGGCTCCTCAGTATTACGACGCGATTGATCAGGCCTTTCAGGGTGGTTTAGGACGCACGGCGACGAAAGAGGAGAAAGACCATTTTGGAGCGCTTCTAGCTTCTGGACAGTATGACCAGTACCAACTCGGTCAATATCTGCAGCAGTTACCGGAAGCTGTACAGACGAGGGATGCTGAGTTTAGGAAGGGGCTTGGTTCGGAGATGGCCTCCGCCGATCAGGAGTATTTCTCTAAGAACATCCTCCCGTCTATCCAAGACACCTACGCCAAGCAAGGGAGATCCTTTGACAGTTCGGCTTTCCAGGCTGCTACCGCTAACGCCGCTCAGGCTCAGAATGCAGACCGCCAGAAGTATATCGCTGGCATCTCGGCGCAGCAGTACGCAGGCAATCAGGCGAACGCTAGGGCCGATTACGAGGCCTATTTGAACAACTACTACAACCGCTCCAACGCGGGGGTGGATACCGCTCTAAACGCTCAGAATAGGGCCTTTGATCGTTCTAACCAGATGTCCGACTACGCTATTCAGCAGAGGGCATACAACGACTACTTGTCTCGATATGGGAAGAGGAGCAACGCTGGCGCAATAGGTGGGTTAGCTGGAGGACTTCTTGGTGCTGGAGTAGGGGCATATTTTGGTGGACCTGCTGGCGCATCGGCAGGATACCAGGCTGGTTCCGGATTTGGAAGTGGAATAGGAAATCTCGCAGGTGGAGGTAACTACTAATGGCGCTTCAATTTCAGCAACCACCGGATTGGCTAGTCAAAAGTTACTTGGATCGACCAGATCCTTTTCAACAAATTAACGATAGCGTAGGCGGTGCACTTCAAACTTATGCCACGTATGCAACGCAAAAAAATCAGTTAGATCAACAGAAGAAAAAACAAGCATCGGATCAAGTTCTATCACTTCTTTCGACGGACCCAAAATTACTTGAAACTCCATATGGGAAACAATTATTAGCTGCAAGTGGTGTCGATTTAACAGGGTACACCACCCCAGGTATTTCTACTGGTACTACGCCCGCAGCGGGAGATCAAGCACAGATCCCGGTAGATTCCCAAGGGAATGCAATAGCCGGACCTATGCAAGGACCTCTCCTTCCTGGCGTAGGAATGGGAATGGCGGCGCAGAAAACTCCAGTTTCCGGCATGGGAGCACCAAGTCCAATTATTGATCACTGGAAACAGACCGTAGCCCCGACGCTTGGTTCACAAAGTCCTACAAATAACTCAATGCCTGACATTTCATCTTTGCAAGGAAGAGGAAAGCTTGGGAAACAAGCCCTAGACGAATATGGAAAGAATCTTGGTTTCCAGAATACGCAACTGGACATTCAGAGGAAACAGCGGGAGTTGGAGGCTGGTCCTAAAGCGAATACGCCTAAGACTTTAGAGCAAATACTGGCCGAAAACGTTGCCAATGGAACGATGACGCTTGATCAAGCCATTGCCAAGAAAGCCGAAGCGGAAGGTCTGAAGACGGGCGCGGTAACGGCTACGAAAAATGACATAGAGCTTAAGAAAGAAAAGCCAAAGGCTCAGGCGAGTCTCACCAATACGCTTCGCGAATACGACAACATGATTAAGGAAGCAGAAGCGATCAAGAATGATCCTTCGCTAGGAATGGCCACTGGTTTAACTGGGGTTAGTTCTTCGATTCCAGGAACCGGGTCTAAGCGTGTTGCCGCTCGTCTTGAAACGCTGAAAGCAAAGACCCTCCTAAACGTTCTTGCTTCCCTCAAGGAACTGAGCACGACTGGCGCTTCTGGATTCGGACAACTTTCAAATACGGAAGGCGATTATTTAAAGAACAGCATCGCTACGCTGGACCGTGGACTTTCGACTAAGGACTTTCAGGCGAGTATTGATCGATTCATTACGGAGATGAACAACCGAAAGGGGGTTTTATCAGACACCTTTAATAAGACCTACGGAGACAGATCTTACTCGCCTGTTGCAACTCCTCAACCAGCAGCCTCAGGTGGAGGATGGTCTTATGTGGGGGTGAAGCAGTAATGGTCCATTACGAAGTTAAAGACCCGAATGGCGTAAGCCACATCATTGATGGCCCTGAGGGCGCTACCCCGGACGAAATCATTGCTCAAGCGCAAAAGGTCATCCCTATCGGTAATCCAGAACCTTCCGCGCCATATCAAGGCACATTCTTAGAGAACGCATCCCAGGCTATTTCCGGAGCTATGGGGAAGGTAGCACCACTCGTGGAGTTTGGAAAGAAGATAAGCAACGTTGTCTCTCCTGATAGTGGCCTCGTAGGCTTGGCAGCAGACAAATTGGGGGAAGCCGTCGATTATGGCGAAGGCGCTATTGCCGAGGCTTCTGGAAAGACGTTTCCGAATCTAAACCCCTATGTCGTTCCTACGGCACTCAAAGGCGCAGAGTTAGCCGCGGCCTATCTTGCTGGGCCAAAGAAGCTGAATAGTCTTGAAAGTAATTTTGAACTTCCACCGATGAAGGGAAAACCTTCTATGGCGGCCCAGGTGAGAAAAATGAGAACAGGGGTAGAGGCAAGCGCTTTTGATCAGCTTAGGCGCGATCCAGGGGCCTTCTTTTCAACAGCCTCTAGAGAAGAGCTTGGGAAGAATATTGGAGCCGCTAAAGCGGCGGCGGGAGTAAATCCCGGGATCACCTCCGATCTATCGACGCTAACAAAAGAGAACCTAAATAAAGCGCGTAATCCGATGGGTGTTTCTAACGCGGCGCAAAACACAATTGCAGACAATATTGCTGCAGCAAAAGATTTGCTTGGCCCAGGAGCTGAACCAAAACAGCTTATTGAACTTGCTGGGATCACTCCCGATCAGGCTTCAACCGCTTTAGATGGAGTGAATATAAGGCTCAGTAAGCTTGAGAGAAGCGTTGGTAGAGGAGCCCCTGAATTTCAGAAGTGGACTGCTATCAAATCTCACCTTCAGACGATATTAGAGAACGTTGCTCCAGAAGTTAAGCAAGCGAATAAAGAGTTTTCCCGCGTCGCCCTCAGGGACAAGTTTTTGCACGCTCTTCCAGTAAATCAGAATGGAACCATGTCGAAAATAAATACCTTTGGATTTGCTCCAGCAGCGGCAGGTGTTGGGGCCATGCTAGGGGGTGCGCCAGGAGCTGCTATTGGAGCTGTTGGTGAACTAGCGTATCGGTCACCATTTGTAGCTGGACTGCAGACAGCGGCAAGAGGTTATTTAGATAAAGCAATTAACCCAGTTCTTTCAACAGCGGTAGATGCGAGTGTTCGTCAAGCCGCCCTAGCAGCCTTCGTCGACAAAATCACGACCAAGGAGAACAGTCAGTGATCGCACTGAAAGCGGATCTTCCAGTTAGTTTCTTTGGTGGTAAGAGCACCATCTCCAAGTGGGGTAGTTATCGCAGATCCGAGAACTTGTCCTTCCTCAACGATGGAGTAAGGTCCTTTGCAATAGTCGTACATCTTCTTATAAGCCACTTGTCGACTCTTTTTGACAATGTCGGGATTCCAGTCCGTGTTGTAGGAGACGATTCCACCATTAACTTCATTAGTCGGAGCGTATGGGGTGTCTTTTCGGAAGGTCTGCTCCATAGTGGCGGTGCATCCTGTGAGTAGGAGAGGGAATATTAAAAGTAGAGGTCTCATGGGCTTAGTGTATCCGGACAATATTACATTTCAATGTCCGGGACAAGACTTTATCTCGATGTTATCTGGTGTTAAGACTATCGACGGAGAATCCTATGACTAATGGCGGAAGAGAACAATCTAGATCGCTCAATATCACGGTGTCAAGTTTGACAGGGACGGGTACCGTTACCCCTATTTGGGCGGTAGCTAGGTGGGTGAGAGTCATCCCTGTAGCTGAAACCGATACCTATGACGTGACTTTCAAGGACGGTGACGGGGACATTATGGTCTACCGAACCGGTCAAATCGGGACGCTTTCAGAAAACCTAGATTTGAGCCTTGGCATTCTAAAGACCGTTGTTATCGCTAATGCTACTCAGGACGGAACCTACAAATTAAAGCTGGACATGCATTGATGAGTTTTTTTGAACGTATCGCCTTAGCGTTTAGGGTCATTTTTTACCCGGATGCATTAGGTCGTTTGAAGATTATTGCTCGGTCATGCGAAAAGACCGACTCCATTCAGGCTCAAAAGGAGTCTGCATTAAGGGTTCAAATCGAAAAACAAAGCGCCGTTGAATTGAGACGGCTAAAGTTATTGTCCAAGTTTGCAGGTATTGCAGAAAAAGCGCGAGAAGTGGAACTGGAATGGCAGAGAATTCAGCAAGACGAACATGATTTTCAGTTCGCGTTTCACACATCTAAAGACGAAGAATCGCAGGCAAAATACCTTTACAAAAAGGGGATAGCCGATGGGGTCAAATGGTGCCTAAATCTCTTTTCTTAGTTGTTTTACTGGCAGCGGTTGGATTTTGTGATACGGGCTATAAGAGTACCGTTCGAGTGACCGAGACGGACAATTCTCCGTCCTGTACGGCGGGGCAGATTAAATTCAGTCCTGGAACGGTGACATGCAGCGGTCAAACCGCGACCGTCACAAATACGGGTGGAGGTGGTGGGGGAGGTGGAAACTCGGTTCTAGAAACCATTTTTGGAACTACCCGCAGCAGCCCGACTGCGACCATTAAGACCTCGACGGATTTCAAGGGATCGGTGGTGGGGAGCACGAATACTCTAAGTCTCAATTCCAATAACACGGCGATAAACACTTTTGTTTCCTCTGTGACAGTCGCGGGCGCAGGCCTTCTCGTAAATTATGGGGTGAACGCAACGTCGGCGACGTTTGGATCTAGCACCGCAACATCGTTCGGAAATAACTCCTATGTGACTATCAATAGTTCTGGATCGTCTCAAGGATTGAAATTAGTTGTAAATGGTCAACCATCCGGATCGCTCCAAAGCAAAATTGGAGCTTTAACAATCCAGTCGCTTACCACCGGCGGACCTCCCGCGACTGGCCTAGTCATACACGACAGCACCACAGATCCGCAAGACGGCGGTGGTCTTATGGAGATTTGGGAAGACAATCCAAATCACAATGATCCGCTGTTCTGGATTCACAACGTCGGATCTCTTTCTAATCCAGCTATTCGCATTGATGACAATGCACCGGATCTTGAGATGGTCAATACGTCCACCGATAACGCGCATGGGATGGGGAAGTGGGAACCGTTCGCAATGGCAAATCAAGGCGTGGATCTCCAGATCAACAGTCGCGCCTATGACGACTCGACGTTTGAGAATCTCGCCTACTGGCAAGCCCTCCAAAAAGACAAGGATCTAGGCCCCGGTCTATATGTCAAAAATCAATCGCTTACAAACGACAGTGGCGTCATGTCGTCGTCAAGCACGGCGGGAATAAGCTTTTACACACTGAACAATCACATCATCGGTCTTACAGGACCTAAAAACGTAGCTTCTGGATCATGGCGATTCGCCCTTCCGTCGACGCCAAATAATCTTGGTCAGGTTTTATATCAATCCACAAACAGCGACGGGACAAAGTTTGGTGATAGACAATGGGAATTTACAACGGGAGGAAATACCGGAGACGTTCTAACGTACAACAGTGGATCGGCACCGACGTGGACTACGGTCTCAGTGTCTCCGGGTGGAAGTAACGGAACCATCCAGTTTAACAGCGGAGGATCGTTTGCGGGTACCACAAACTTCATTTTGACGGATGGGGCCGGAGCGGTCTCTACCACTTTAAGCGTCAAAAGCTCCTCTGCGGTGTTTACCTATTCGGCGCTTGGCAACAATTCCAATGGTCCGGCGCTCTATAACACGGACTCGGTTCTTGCGGCCAGTGGGGTTGGCGTTCCTCCGGGATCTAATGGAACTGACAACGATTTGTGGTTTTCGACGCTTTATGGGGACTTAGCTCATATCGGTAGCCCTCCCCGAGACGTGTACGCCTACCAAATGGGGGTAACGCCTTACGGCGTGATTGTCGAACCCGCTTACCGTGGACCGTTGTCAGCGGTGCGTATCAACCGCGCACCTAGTGCGGCTTTCCAGGTGGGATATGGGAACGTGGCGGCCAATCCTTCCAATGCCAAATCAGTTGTGAACTACCCTGGTGGCGGTACCTTTGTCGCCATCGACTCCGATACCGTTCATCAAGCCTATTTCGGAATTGTCTCGTCGTATACCGTGGTGGGATCTACCAGCGCAACGGATGTCCATTTAGACGTTCAGGGACAGCCTGTGATGGTGTCTGGAACGAGCGGCGTCAATTACATCAAATGGGCCGATGGAACCGTTCAGACGTCGTCACCAACCCCATCGGCAGGAGGATCGACTAGCCCCGGCTCACCTACTAATAGCGTTCAGTTTAATAGCGCAGGATCTTTCGCCGGTAGTTCTCTTTTTCGGTTCTATTCGTCTACCGGGTCGGTTCAAAACACCTACGGCGCGATCGTAGGTTCCATGACGGTCAATGATCTGACTGCCAGCCAATACGTCAAAACTGATTCGGCCAAGAAGCTCGCCTCGCAGTCCGGGGTTCCGACAACCGATCTTACTGGAACCCTACAAGCCGCTCAGGAGCCCGCGCACACTGGCGACGTGACCAATTCGGCAGGATCGCTTGTCTTATCAGCGGCAGCACGGCAACCAAATATCACCACGTTTGTTTCGTCAATCACGGTCCTTGGGGCAAATGGTCTTCTTGTGCCTTATCAGGTCAGCGCAGGGAGCTTTACTGGTGCTGGCCTTACGACTTGCGGAGATGCAACGCATGGTTTAGGGTGGTCCTCTACTGACAACAAATTCACCTGCCAGAGCATCACGGGAAGTGGTGGTAGTGGCGGAGTTTCGGTTTATCCGGCAACCGCTACCGCTTCTTTCCCGTTTGGATTAACGGCAAGCTCTATAACGGCTTCGGACGCATTGATTTCTCCCGTTGGATCTAACCCTGTCATGGATACGGCTGGAAAGATTGCCGTAGACACTACTGACGATCAACTACTGTTTTATGGCAATAGTGTAAACGTCATCCCTTCCACATTCACAAAGACCGTAACGATAGAAAATCTCGTTCAAACGGACTCCGGGACTGTTGTCGGACTTTGGAACGCTTATGACGTCACGATTACGAAGATAGGATGCGTTTGTTCTGGAACCTGTAGCACTACGGCATCATTCGGGCTCATGTCCGCTGATGGGGCTCCGGTCACTCTTACCGAGCCAACGTGCGCCACGTTAGACCCTTCGATAAGTCTATTTACTGCGGGGACGGATTCGCCAACGACTGGAAACAATACAGTCACGGCGGGATCACCTTTACGGTTGACGATATCTAATACTCCAGCGCCGACAACGGACACCTATACCGTCTCTATCTCTTACAGGGTGAATAGGAAATGAGGACATTCCTATTAGTGATTCTATTCTCAGGAGAAGCATTAGCGACAAATTCGCTATTGATTGGAGGAGCAGATACAGCGGCCCCTCCGACGAGTACGAATTATGTTTCTCTGGTAGGTGGTGCAACGTCAGTCGCCGCCACGGAATCAAATAAGTACGACCTTTTTCCTACGACAGGTACGCTTTCCAATTTTCGCGTAAAAGTTCATTTAGCTCCAGGGGGAGCGGCTTCCTATACCTACACCGTACGTAAAGGGGCGGCGAATACGGCTATGGCCGTAACTATATCGGGGTCTAACACGAGTGGCGACGACAATACAAGCGAAATAAGCGTTGTCCCTGGGAACATTCTCGATATAAAGGTAGTTCCATCCGGCACGCCAGTAGCATCAACGATGACATGGACAGCCGTATTCACGAGTGCAGTTAGCAATGAGTCTGTTTTGATCGGCAACGGGAATGGCGCATCGAATTCCGTTACTCATTATTTCCCTTTTTTTGGCGCAAACACGACGAACGTTACGGAAGCCAATGTGCAAGACATTATCGCTTCCAGTGGAACGATTAGCCGTCTATTTTGTCGCGCCGGGGCGTCTCCAGGATCAGGGAAAAGCCGTGCACAAACCTTGCGAGTAAACGGATCAGATACCGCGATAACCTGCACCGTCTCCAATACAGCGCAAATCTGTAATAACCAAGCGGATTCCGTTCATGTCGTTCCTGGGGATCTTGTCAATTTAAAAACAGTTCCTAGCGGGACTCCGACTTCAGCGGCTATCGCTTGCGGCGTTACTTTTACGGCGGACCATAAGGGCGAGTTCAACATTGGAGCCAATCGCATTACGAATCTAGCGACATCCGGAACGCAATATACCGCGATTAATACCATGAACGCCTTGTCGTACACCGACGAACAACGATCCATATCTATGGCGGCAAGCACATCCCCTGTGTGCTCGATAGACTCTATGCTTGTCCGCATCGCTGGAACTGCTGGTGCTGGTAAAAGTTATGCCTTCTCGGTTCGGCAGAACAAAGCAGATCCGGCCTCACAACCTAGTGTGACGATATCAGGAACGACTGATACCTACGGGCGGGACGACTCGCATTATATTTCGCTCTCTAACGATGACTATTTAGGGATACAGATTGTAGCGACTGGAACGCCTACGGCTAGAAACTTTAGGGCGGGTTTTCGTGGGTTATGTCGCCCTCGCCGGATCATTAAAGGAGATCTATGAAGAAAGCACTCGCCATTTTACTCGTGGCCTCGCCACTATTTGCGGTGCAGGATTGCACCACGCTAGACGTGTCTGCCTATAACCAGGAGCAAATAAACCTAGTGCCATCCCTGGCGTATGAAATAGGTTTTGCGGCAGATAATAGCGTACTTCCTCCGTCTGTGAGTCAATCTGGAAAGAACGTCACCGTTTGCTTTTCAGATCCTAATTTCTCTACCGCTTCGATCATAACTATCGCTTCTCTCGTAAACCAATATAACACCGACTTGGCCAAGCGAAACGCGGCAGATGCACAAGTGACGGCATGGCAATTAGAGCTTTCTACTACCACGGCGGCGCTCAATACCGCGCGTCAAGCCGGTTACGCGAATCTAACAACCAATCAAAAAAATGCAGTCGTTCAAGGGATTCTCCAGTGGCACTTTTTGCGGTGTCAGCTTGGGATTGACGTATGCCAATGACGCACTGCCCGCTTTGCGGTACAAAACTTATCGCTGAATGGGACGTACTAGAGGGGACCTATATTGATTGCCCGAATCCTTCATGCAATTTCAGAACTCCTAACACGTACGAGTCTACGAGTGGGAATATCAATCCCTTTGGAGATTACGGGATACAGGAAGCCCATGGCTAAGTGGAAATACTTCTCGGAGTCAGAAGTGGAAGGACTTGAGCCAGAATTTGTCGCCAAGCTCGATATGGCGAGACATGAGGCTGGAGTCCCTTTTTCGATCACCTCTGGTAAACGAACTTCCGCTGACAATGAAAGGGCCATGGGGGTAGAAGGAAGCGCCCATATAAAGGGCCTGGCAGTGGATTTGGCGTGCGACGATTCAGGAACGAGGTTTCGTATGGTCAAGGCACTTTTAGCCTCTGGAATCGAAAGAATAGGGGTCTACGACCGGCATATTCACGTAGACGTAGATCTAGAGAAGCCTAGGTTTGTCATGTGGGTGGGGATAAGCCACTAGGGGGTGTACATGAAACTATTAACGTGGATAGCTGCAAAGTTTTTAAAGAGAAAGTTAGACCTTCAGGAGGACGGAAAAATGGAATCAAAGCCTTGGTATAAGTCTCAGACACTTTGGAGCGACATTTTGACGCTTGTGATTACCGGCATCGGCATTGCAGATGTTCATTTCGGTACGCATATTGCAGCTACACCCGTATACGCTACTGTCATTTCAATTCTTTCGGCAGTGGGTATTCACGGGCGATTAACATCAACGACGACGATTAAGTAGTCTCGGAAGGGGTCTATCATCAAAAAGCCAAAGGAAAAGCGCCCGGTTCGCCATTGCGAACGGTGCTTTCTCAATACAGGTGCCTTGAACATGATTAAGGGTGTTCGGGTGAATGGTCACTGGTACTTTAAATGCGAAGTGATCGGTTGTAAGTGGGAGATAGAGGTTCCTCGAAAGCAGGACTAGCTCTTGGGCTCAGAATGGAAACAATCAGAAGATGACTATAAACGTGAAAGCGACCGGAAATGGAGAGAAAGGGTCGATGAACGCCTTGCGTCCCTGACCACGGGGGAACAGGTCCAGAATGATCGTCTGGACGATGACGACGAAGAGATTCAAGCGATCAGGGACATCCTAGATGGTGATCCTAAGGTAAAGGACGATAACGGCGTCCTAGGCGATTTAAAGGCCCTTCTGAGGCAAGTAAACGCCATCGGGGCACTGATTGCACCGGATGCTATAGGGAGTAAGGGGGGGATTGTGGCTCGGCTCTCTGCCCTGGAAGAGCGGGAATCAGAGCGGAAGGTCAACCAAGAGTACCGCTGGAAGTTCTATGTAGCGCTTGTGGCGGCAGTCTTTGCCTTTATCAGTACGGTAGTTTCCAACCTCGACAAGATCACGGCCATCTTGAATCAGAAATCAAATGATCCTGTGGCGCAGATGATAGACCGGGCCAAGAACCCGAAAGGGAGGCACATCAGGATTCGGAAGGTTGTTTCGCAGGACGACGGCGAGTAAATTTCGGATAACCAAAATCCCTCGCTTCTGTTAATGCTTTAAATTTTAAGCAGACCTCGCAAACGCCAGGGTGATATGTCGACACCTCGAAAGCCTTTCCCTTGCTGGCCTTTAGGCCACAGTCCTTACAAACCCAGTGAGGATACTTTCTTTTCATTTTAGTTTCAGGAAAGCCAGGCAAATCGCCATCGGGGCGGTGGCGGCTGTTTCGCTAGGATATACTCCCGCTTCATCATAAATTCGGAAATCAACGCCAAATCTCGTTGTCTTCATTTCCCAACCGCATTTTAAGCCCTCTATAATCTCCCACGCCGCTTTAATGTCGGTGCAGTAGTCGGGAACGTCTTTACCTGGTTCGTCATGGGCATAAATACCGTGTTTCAACCACGTTCCTGTTATTGTTTCAGTCCATCCCAACCTCTTCGCCACTTCTATGTTAATCTCGGAGGGGGTCATTCACTCCTCCCGGCGGCTTTGCGCCATGCAGAAAGTTCTTTTACAAGCTGGAAGATAAGCGGGTGGACGTTCGATCCCTCTCCGGCCATTTCGTAGTGGGCAATAACTTTCAGAGTGCTATCGCATACCTTCTCCGCCGCCTCCAAGCGCTCGATGAGGGCTTTGCGTTCATCCGATGTAATACCTAGTTGCAAGAGGCCGTCTATGGCATGCTCTTCCCGCTTTTTCAACCTCTCCAGATCTTTATCGCTGAACATTCGGGGCTCCTTTATGCGCTTCTAGGGATTACCTTATTGCCTGAACGTTTGTAATACCTACCCGGACAATAAGCGCGACCCTTTCTAACAGAATCCTGTTGGTTCTCGGCCATCGTTGCAACATACAAGTGATCGGGTCGAACGCATTTTGGGACGTCGCACTTGTGACATACGATCATTCCCGTTGGAATTTCTCTACCAGACAACCTAACGCTCAAATGATGGGCATAGTAACGTTTTCCTTGAAACTTAAGCTGGCCGTATCCGTCATCAGTTCCTGAGGCCGTCCATAACCAACAACCGTCAGACTTAGCGACTTTCGGCCAGAATCGAGATTCCAGCGAATCCGTTCTACGCCATCCTTTAGGTCCTGCCATCACCCCTCCGTTATCGGATTCTGCTCATGCGAAATTCTTCCGCAATCAGGGCATCCCCAATAGGTTTCGTCACCCGCCGCGTTTTCTCTCATATCCCCGCCACATTTGCAGACGACATACTTATCATTTGCCATCACCCCTCCTTCCCCTCAATCTCCGGCGCTCTGGATGCAAGCTCTTCTATCTCGTCGAGAATCACTCCGGCACATAACGACTCATCACACCACTTATGTTTTCTTGCGATCTCCGCGCATTCTTCGTAGGCTTCGGCTATGGCCATCTTATGCTCTAATTCGTCTACGCCTATATTCAACGGGATTGGAGGATTTGAATACTTATTATCCCGGGATTCATTCCAGCCCTTCGCGTAGGCTTCGGCTATATGGTCTTTACAACGTTTCTGTTGATCTATTGCACCTTTTGCATATTCTGTAGAGATCGCTTCCTCAACCGCTTCTCGGATCTGGGCGGCCACAACGGGGATGAAATGCTGGACGCCTTCACATTTCAATTTTGCTCTGATTGCTGTCGCTCTTTCCTCCGGCGATAGGGGGGTCATTACCAACACTCCATTCTGATAAAACCGCCCTTGTGCTTTTCAAGCCAATCGACAACGCGTTCTAATACCATCCCCTTATGCACTGTCAGAACATTTGCCCAATGTTTAACGCGTTCAATTAGCGCGTCGTCAATGAAAGAAGAGCCGTTGAGCAGTATTGCGAACTCATGCCAAGGCTGGCCCATTGAGGTCTCATCGACGAATACGCATTCTCCGCTACCCTTCTCGGAATTGTGATCGTCATCTACTAACATTAAGTCTGCGCTCATTTTTCCTCCTTCGATAGGGGGGTCATTTCAGCCCCATTAGCCTTTCAAACGCTTCCCGCGCTTGGGTTGGTACCACGCCAACGAAATCAGCTTGTAGCGACACACCTTCGAGCAAGTTCGCTTCATCGCACGTTTAGTCGGATGTGGCGTAAACGTCTCGCCGCAGATAACGCAGACCTTCGTAATCTGGTGTTTCTGTAGATGATGCGAGGCGTGTTCTTTGGCCGTTAGAACGGCAAGGTTTTCGATACGGTTGTCTCGCTTGTCATGGTTAACGTGGTGAACGATCTCTGACGTTAACCGCGGTCTACCCAAGTGCGCCTCCATTACAAGGCGGTGAACCAGCTTCTTTCGTCCGTCTACCTTCCGTTGGGTGTAGGGGTAAATCATTTTGTCGCCTCGAAGTTCTCGTATTTCGCGTAGTAACACTTTTTGCACTCGGCAATGATTTTCCCGTTTTCGTCTGCTACGCGCCCACCGTAGTTATCTTCCGTCAGATTTACGTCGCATTTGCCGCAAACAGGCTTCGGTAATCGTTTCACTTTGAGGTTCATCCTTTCATGCCGTCGGCCAAGCCGATACCACTGCTTAATGACTTGTGCGACGATCTTCTGCGCCTGTTTTTTATCGTCTGGATTATCGGCCTTCCAAACCAAGAACAGGTTTGCGAGTCTATAGGCTTGCCAGTGCGCTTCCGAATCAAGATCAAATTTCATTTCTTGATTCCAATGAGACGCTCGAACGCCTCCCTCGCCTGAGCGGGAACGACTGCATTACCGAGTCCACGCAAACGGTCCACCCGGAACTTCACACCACTGGCCACTCTCGGCACTCCTGGCCATTCTTCGTGGAAAATTCCAAAACGAGCCGCCACGAAGACCCAATCCTTTTCCGCTTTAGGTAAGGACTGCCATGCCGCATAACACGGCTGCGATGGGTCTCGCAAAGCCCCCAATGCCTTGAGGGCTTGTCGCAGACCAAACAGAAGGGCTTGTGTCGTCGCCACGGATGCTTCCCGCTGATCCAATGTAAGCGGGTGTGGCAACTGTCGCAGAGCGTGAGCAAATTCTTTAATGAATTGTTCTTCCGATTGCCATCCAAGTGGTGCAAATCGAGCGACGATTTCGTCAAACAGCTTTCGCAAGATTCCTTCAAAGCCGCTTTCCTGACTGATATTGGAACCCATCCTGTGACTGGCATCTATTTTTTCCTCCACATGGCGGCCCATGATTCCAAAACCGTCCAATTCTTCGGGTAGCCCATCAGCCATTCGACGAAGGTCGGATTCAATTGACCTCCCACCTGCGTCTGCAACTGAATTTGTTTGCCTTCCCGATATTCCGCTGTGCCACGATTCTTTCCGTCCGTAGCATTTGGTGTCCGCCACTTCACTTGGCTGGGAAGATTCCCATGACCTGATTTCTCGCCGTCCGTCCCCAACGGTGTTCTCCACATTTTTACCGCTGCCGGAAGTCCGTTCCTCGGATTCGTTGGGTCGAAGTCTCCCCGCTTCTCCGCATCGTTCGCTCTCGGAGTAGGCCAGTTGTTCCTTCTCGCCATTGTTTCCAATGTCGGACGCCGTTTTGCATTCGGCCCCGGAGACTTGTTGCTGCCGCCCCCACTGGCCGTTATCGTGGGCAAGTAACCACCATCGTTCTCGCTCGTGGTTCGCTCCCACATCTGCAGCGGATAAAGGCGCCCATCGACAGTCATACCCGAGGCGGGCCAACTCTCCGACGACAACGTTTCCTCCCCGAAGACGGATAGCTGGCACATTTTCCAAGAAGACGAATCGCGGTCGTATCTCGCCAATGAGCCTAGCGATCTCATAAAAAAGACCGCTCCGCTTTCCTGCCAAGCCTGCTCCGCGGCCTGCCTGTGAAATGTCTTGGCAGGGAAATCCGCCGTAGATAATGTCGATTCCTTCGGCAAGACTGATTTTTTGCAAAGTTCGTACATCGTCCCATATGGGTGCGAGTGGGATGTCGCCGGATGCCATACGGCTAAGCAACACAGCTTGAGCGTACCTGTCGTTTTCACAATAGGCGACTGGCCGGACATAGCCTTCCAGGGCTTTTGTGATCCCTCCGATTCCGCTAAATAGATCCAGACCATTCATCTCTCCTCCTTCGATAGGGCGCGGATGGCTTGAGCTAAACATTTCGCCATATTTTTCTTTGAGCGATACGTCGAATAACGGTTGCTGAAACTCCAAAACGAAGCGCAATATCCTTTTGGTAGATCTTTCCAACCAAAGAACGGATATTTTTTACGTCAATGTTAGTCAGCTTAGCCTTGGGATGCTTTTCTCCATAAGCCGCGCGACCCTTTTTAATCATATCGGCAGTATTGTCTTTACAGGTTCCAAGCCATAGGTGATCGATATTTATACAGTCGCGAACATCGCATTTATGAAGAACGTACAGTCCCTTGGGAATTTCTCCCCGTGAAAATATCCACGAGGCACGGTGAGCTTTGATGGTTCTTTTGCCATTCCAAAATGTTCCATATCCATTTGCCCCAGCCGTAGGACCCCATCTAATACACGCTCCATCAAGCGTTTTCTTTCTCATCTGAAATCTTTCAAATGGATCACATCTTTTAAAAATCTCCTCGGCCCTTTTCAGGTTAGCGGAGGTCATTTAGTGGTTTCCTCCAATGGCACGCGCAATCACAGCGGTAGCCCTCCGGGCATTTGCAGGATGTGCAAAAATACCAAATAATCATCCCTTGATCCTCTTGGCGGGGGGACCAAAGAACTTGTCCAAGTTCATATCCAATTTGGTGGATGAAATGACGTAATCAACTTTTGGTAGTTTCGTGTCGCTGACACGAATGCGCTTTACGGTTTCTTTGATCTTTCTGTAATGTTTCTTTCTCATCGCGGCAACTTTCCACAGTTATCCGCATTGCAAGGGATACTCATGCTCACCACGTCGCCCCCTTTACGACCATAGAAGATATCGTTCGTGGTATCTCTCGGCGTAGCGCATCCTCCCAAAAGAAGCAGTAGCATTAGTGCGTAGCGCATTAGTTCCACCTTGCGATAACAAGTACCGCAGTAATTTCTCTGCAGTTAGAGCACATTTCATCCCCAACGATTAGCTCGTTTCCTGACAAAACCCTTAATGGTTTTAGAACTTCTTCAACGTCTCTCCGGCATTGGGGACAGCGCTGCCGGGTAGTACGATGGGTGTCTTTTTTAGCGTCCATAATTTCCTCTCGCCTCTTGCTCCTCGTTTTGCCCAGCCCCAAACCTCTAACCTGTTTCCAGAACCCAGCCACGCGGCCAGAAACGGGCTTTCCAGGCACTTAACCACTCGGGCGTAGGTATTACTGCCGGATGTTGCTTGGATCGCTAGAACCCCCATTTCCGTTGCTTTAATGGCCACAATGTCGATGACTCCGAACAAGTCTTGACGGATCTTGGCGTAGGGGTTCCAACGCTCTACGACCTGAGCGAAGTAGCCATCTTTTTTTAGCTGCTCCAAGCTCCGCGAGGTGGGGGAACTCATTCCACGATATCCACGGGATGCGACCCTCGTACATGCGCCTGAAAGCGTCTAGCGCCACACTGGCAATGCTCCTCATACCCTGGAAGCGACGTCGGGTAGGGGGTATTTTGTTTCGGGAGGATTCCGAGGGCATCTTCGCCTTTCACCCATTCGTGCCGATGGAAAATACGGCGCATCAGAAACATGCTCACGCGGCCCTCGTTTGCGATTTTTCCCCAGACATAAGCGCTTGGAAGTTAGGATCGTCTGCCAAACGTTCTCCCTTCTCAGGATCTTGGATATTGCGGATCAACGCGTAGATCAACTTCTGGCTTGGGCTAACGAGATTCGATTTAAAACTTCTACGGGTATGTTCCACGATAATTCCTCCTCTGCTCGTCCGAAATTCTCCAGTGCCCAGTCTTCCCACTCGTGAACCTCATCCGCCTTACTCCGGCACTTACACCACTGGCCGGAAGGCGTCTGCATACAGCGCTCGTTATGGGCTTTCTCCTCGATCTTGTTCACTTTCCAAAGCACTTTTTGATCCCAAAGCCTGTACAAGCGCTCCAGGGTTTCCGTGTCCATTTCGATAGCCGCCGTGGGTTTGAGCTTGAACATCTGGCAGATCTCCGACCCCTGCAGGTACCGGGGTAACGTTCTCTCGTACTTTCTCAGCTTCTCTCTTTGCTCGGGCAAGAGCTGCATAGCTAATAGGGCTCGGGCGGCCATCGGGTGCATTTTTTACCTCTCGGTTGTCGTATTTGCCTTCCATCACTTTCACGTGGTTGTTATCGTTGGCCACTACCCAGTCGAACCCCGCCCAGTTACCGTTTACGGCAAAGTCGCTTCGAGCGAGACGACTGGCAACAGAACACCAGTACGCGAGGTCCGGATGTTCGCGCCAGCGCTGCGCGATCTGCGTTCGTCTTTTCGAAGTGAGCTTTTCGGCTTTTGGTAAATTCCCGCAGTTGTGGTTGTAAGCTTCCAGGAACTTCAGGTACGGGCAGGAGCCCCCTTGGGGGGTTTGGGGGGTAGTAGTTTCTCTTCTCGTCTCTTCTCGTCTCTTCTCGTCTCTTCTCCTCTCCTCTTGGGCCGTTTCATCATGTCGCTTTTTGTCCCTAAAACGTCGAACTCTATCACTTGAGAAATCCCCTTGATATTTAAACCAGTTCTTGTATTCAACTTCTAATGAAACGGTTGTATTCGTTTCAGTTGAAACAGTAACTTCTCGTTCTCCAACACCACAATTTGGTAACCGATTAAGCACCAATTTTGCGGCCTCAATTGTGGGCACTCGGAAGAGGTTTAAAAGGGCTCTGTAAGGGTGGGAAAAAGTGATCTTTCCATCCTTCCCGTTGGCCTTAATATAAGCTCCCAACATAGCCCACCTGGCCCAGTCTTCAAGCTCCAGATTTTGAAGCTCTTGGTCATGTATCGCGGAGCACCAGAGCTTGAACCATTTCCCTTGATCAGCCACGTCCCCCTCCCCTGACTCTTCTACCCGTGAAAGAAACTACGAATTGCTTTTTGTTCTTTGGATCGTCTTTGCAACTTCTCCAAACGCGTCTGTAAGCGCTTTACGAGGCGCTCCAGGTCTTTCCTGCTTAGTTTTTTGATGTCACTCGGCTTCGTCATGTTCAAAGGAGATGTTCAGTGGCTTAAGCATGTAGTCGTGAAGTTCTTTATGATCCCCGAAGACGTAGAGCTTAACGGTGACGCGGAGATCTCCGGAGGCGTCTTCCCTGGTTTTCACTTCAGCGATGGTGCCTTTCAGTTTGATCATTAGAAGGTGGCCTCTTCTTTAGGTCCAATGCGATGTTTCTTAATGCCTGACGGTGGGGGGATACTCTTGATGCGAACTTGCACGGTTGTTTTCTTTTGCATTCCTGTTCCGGCAGCTGATACTTCCAAGTCGTGATTCAAAATGTCCTCGCCGTCTTTTGCGAGAGACTGCGCGATATTCTTAAGAACTCCAGCGACTCCAGAACCGTATGACCATAGATAAACACGAGAATCCGTATGGTCGTAAACGTTGGTCACGAACCGTTGCTTACGAGCATTCCCGTCATCGCAGTAAACGCACGAATCACCGTCGCAGCGGATCATTTTTTGATTGATATTGTGGGTAAACTCTTCCACCGGGTTTTCGTCGAGAAGTCTCACCGTGTGCGGCTTGCCTTCCTCGACTTTAAAAAACACGCTGTCCTTTACAATTTTCATCGTTCCGTATCCGCTCATGACGTAAGTGCCTCCTTAGGGCGTAAGTAGAGTCTGTATGAGTTGCCTTTTAAGACGAGTTCTGATTCTGGGTAACAGGTTTTGTAATGCGAACAGTAGCGGCACTGCCACGGTAAGTAGTTCTTGGCGTCCGGTTGGTACTCTCTTTCGGGTAGTTTGTCGGTAGTGGCCGACTTTAGTAAGGCGATGCGATCTCTGATCGATTGGACGATCTCAGGCGATTTGTTAAAGACAAACTCCGAAAGGACTCCCGCGTCTTTATTTAGCCCAACAATCACGCAGGATTTCAGCCCAAGCGCCTCCATGTAGGCGTTGCACTGGTAGCGGTACCCGTCGTCTATGTGTCCCCGCTCAAATTCTGTGAACGAATAAGACGACATGCTTTTGCACTCGAAAAGAACGGAATCGTCTAGCACCCCGTCCGGATGGCCTTTAATGCCATCAATCTCGACTTCAGCCTGATCCTCTCCCGTGCGAGTGATCTTGCATCCTGCGGCCTTTGCGAGGCCTACAATGGCAATCTCGGTGAGGTCGCCCATCAGGAAAACCATGCGTGCCCGCGCATCCAACTCTTTGCCGTCACCATCGACGCCTAAAGCCTTATAGGCTTGTTGGCGTAGACAACGCCCGATGGATGACAAGCGGTAGCCTGAATCGTGTTTCGGTTCTGTGAACTGGCGTTTAAAGGCGTATTGGGAGAGTTTCCCGACCTCTTGCAGGATGGCTTCTGAAACCAAGCGGCCCTCAGCGTTTAGGTAGGCGTTAATCTTATCGACGATCATGGGTCTTCGCTTCTTGCGTCCAATACTCGCACTCTTCGCATGAGCAACCCGGATTCAAATTTCTGTGGGACTCCGCTGCTTGCTCGGCTTCGCAGTTGTCGCAAAATCGGTACGTGAGGGGCCTATTCCCTTCCGGGAAATCCCACTGATAGCTACAGACAGGGCAAACTAGAATCGCCATAGGGTCCCTTTTCGTGCTTTGACGGTGTCTATCTCTCGCTCAATAGCTCGAACTCGTTCTGAAGCGATGTAGTATTCGCACTCGCTATAACGGCAAAGCTCGATAATCGCGTTGGATACCTTGCGTTTCCTGTCCTCAAACACTTTGGCCTCTGCTAGGCGCTCATAAAGAGCGGCCAAGCGCATCCTTAGCGGTTCCGTAGAGCCATCCATCGCAAAAACTCCCGTTCCTTCTGCACATAGCGCTTTTGGGAGGGGGAGGAGGTCTCCTCCACAAAAGCCACTACGGCAAGAATGGACGCAACGAGGGCAATCACAGCTAAGACAAAAAGAAATTCATCGCTCATGGGATGCCTCATAAATACCGTTCGTACATCTTGGGCCAAAGCGCGAGATTCTTAATCCGTGCCTTGATCCAATGCTCTAGCCATTTATCCCGGTGAACCAACAGACGGCGAGTGATCTGGAGGAGCTGCGTATATGGGTAATTCAGGTCTGAAGGTTTCTCTGCGGAACGGACCAAAGAGCCTATAGAATCGATCTGAGAGGCCATTTTCCAGCAAAAACGACGCCACTTTGCAGATTCAGCACGCTTTCGCATGGCGAAGTCCTCCTAGGTGACGACTGTAAACTCTTCGACTTAAATTTTTTCCCTGTAACCTTTGTGAGTGTGTGCAATTTCCGTGAATTGGAGCGTTGTAGGCGAGATACGTATGTATTATTCCACTGCCGATAACATATATTGAATTCCGATGTGAGTGTGTGTTGAGTAACATAAATTTTCAAAAAATCAAATTAAGGGATAAAAAAATTCCCCGGGGAATGGGAACCTCGTGTAAAGGTTGTTGCCCCGGGGAAATTGGATTCGCTTACGAGAAAGTGAGTCATGACTCCTTTACACTTTTCGATTCCCATTGGACGCAGAATAGGATTTCTCTTTCTCTTTGTCAAGCATGTCCTCGGACGGTTTCGCGTACCATGTAAGTGAACAGGTACGACAGCAAAAATCCCATGATGAGCGCCTAAAATAATTGAATCTCGATTTGCAGTTCGGACATCGCGGACGGTTTGATTCCATGGTTTCTCCCCCGAAAAAGTGACATAGCCTCTGCCAAGGCATGGCATGTTAGAACTTTTTTTAGGGGATTTGTATAGCTTTTTTTTATCGTTCATTATCGCTGAACTTTGACTCATCGAACCCGGACGCCTTGTCGAGTGTTTGCCGAATCCATCCTCCAAGTAAACGAGCTGATTTTTTGGCCGCTTTTTCATAGGCCGCACGTCTTTTTTGTGCGATCTCAGCCTTTCCCATAAAGATATTGAGTGTTTGTGGTGTTAACGGGGTTCCCATTGCAGTCTCCTTAAAGGTCTTAGTTTCCTGCCTGGGCCGCACAATACAAGATATTTTCGCCATGCGCAAACGAAAGACCTAGTAAAAGACGCAACTACTCGGGGCTCCATTAGAGCCACAGATATTCGACCCGCAGAACACGCAATTTCCATGAGAATCGCAGCAGTTTGGAGCGGCACAATTGTGGCCGGGGTTCGTCATTTTGCATGAGCCCACGTCTACCAAGGCTGCGCCGCAGCAAGCGGTAGGATTTGGGGCGCACTGACAGGTGGTCTGATCGCAATATTGGGCAGGGGACACGCAACACGTCACTGCCCCGGAGCAACAGCCGCCGTTTGGGGGAATCGTTGGCGGCATAGTCGTGGTGGTTGTCGTTGATGTCGGCGTGGTCGTCGTAGTCGAAAAAGTCGTTGTCGTGGTGGTGCTCGTGGTGGTGGTCGTCGTCGCGCCAGTCGTGGATGTTGTAGAGCTTGTGCTGGTCGTTGTGGTTGTCGTGAAAGTGGTGGTGGTTGTTGTGGTGCTCGTGGTAGTCGTGGTGGTGCTTGTGGTTGTGCTCGTCGTGGTACTGGTGGTTGATGTGGTCGTGGTTGTCGTGGTGGTCGTGGTCGTCGTCGTAGTGGGATTTATCCAGCAAGGTCCTGGACCGTAAGGATCGCAAGCGCCAACAGGGTTTCCACTATTTGGGCAGCATCCACTTGGGCAATCGGCATCAGCGAGACATATGCATGGGTTACTGCCTCCGATCAGGGCGACGCAATGCCCGCCCCCGCAATTGAGAGAAGTGCATTGGTCGTCGCATGAGCAAGAAGACCCTAGCGGCAACCCAGCCCACAATGGCCCTGTAGCGCACAGAATGGCGATTAGAAGGGCGGATTTCTTGAAATAGGCCACCGCTAGGCGGAACATGATCATCATCCCGTCAACGATGAGTTTGGCGTCCCTAGAGTTTGGAGCGAGAGGGTAACGTTTGAAGGCAAAATCCACCTCCCGGCGCAGGTAGGCTTCAAAGTCCTTTTGAGCGTTCCAGCCCAAGGTATCTTTGCGCTCGCCTTTCATTTAGCGCCTTCCGCTTTGGCGATGGCTTGCTTAATGATTTCGGTAAACTCGGTGTGCATCCCTCTCACTTCTCGAAACGTTAAGTAGTCCTTGACGATCTCAAGCAATTGCTCGTGACAGTTCACGGCGCGGACGATGAAGGCGGCATTTTCTTCGACATTCGTATTTTCTCCGTAAATGTGTTCTATCGAGTCTCCCCATTCGCCATGTACACATGCAACGGGTCGGGCTGTTGCTATATGAGAATCGGTAGACTCGGCCCAGATCATTTTGCATGAGCATTTATTGTTTCCACACACCCTCCACGGCGTTGGCGTATGTTTCATTTAAGCGGCCTCCTGATAGAACTGCTGGTCTGAAATGATTTCGATGGTGATCCGGCGTGCTTTACGGGCCTTTTCGAGCTTGATTTGTGATTCATGGAGCCATTTATTGATTTCTGGACAAGCCGGGCAAAGGACACGAGCGCCCATAGAGATCAATTGATGGTG